CCATGGTTTGTTCATCGTCCATAATGACAGTACCGCCTTCTGGCATCATCACATTGACGGTAACGCCGCCGCCGAGGCCTCCCGAAGCCCCGGAGAGAGGCACGACGGCCTCCGGCCCCCCTTCACCTATCATGGCAAGCGTGGGGCGATCCACGATCCCTCCCTCCGCCAGCTTGGGTATCTCTGGAACATCAAGGCCGAAGGATTTTCCACCGAGCCAATCAGGGAGACTGAAACCGATCTTATTCACCATGCGGATCATGGCATTGAACATCTCAATAATCCCGTTGACCATTCCCTTGAACCCTTCCTTGATCTTGTCTTGATCCCCGCTGAAGATCCCCACAATCAAGTCCCAGACTCCCTTGATAACCTCCCACAACCCTGAAAAATAATCTCCGACAAAATCAACCACTCCCGAAACAATACCCTTTAATGTTTCCCACCCTGCTCCAAACTTGCTGGTCAGCCAATCATCAAAGTACCTCCATATCTTGTCGAAAATTCCCTTGAAGAAATCAAACACCACGGAAAACGCCCCCTTGAAATGCTCTATTGCGCCGTCCCAATCGCCCTTGAAAAGTGCTACGACCCCTTGAAAGATACCTGTAATAAAATCAATTGCTGTTTGAACAGCATTCTTGACGATCTCCCATGTAGCAGGAAATTTTTCTGATAGGAATGAATCGAGTTTCTCCCAAGTCTCTGTGAGAACCACAACAATTTTGTCCCAGTTCTTCCATATAAGAATTGCCGCCCCTACAGCTAACGCAATACCAATGATAATCAACCCTATGGGAGATAGGGCCAAGTTAAGAGCTGTAGCCGCCGCCGCCCCAAGCCAACTGGCGGCAGTTTGTATTCCTGTGGCAACTGTTAAAGCAGCCGTCTTTATGCTGGCTCCCATTGCTGCAAGGCTCATCCCACTAATGGCTCCAGAAACAGCTGCAATCCCTGCAAGAAGTGAGGGGAGAATAATCACTATAGGACCAATTCCCGCCATAATTTCGGCAAGGGGACCTACCGCCAGTTTCATCTTACTTGTCCAGATAGCCCAAGTCTCTCCGGCTGTTAGCGTTCCCTCGGTCATCTCGTCAACGGTGCCAGCGGAGTTTGCCAAGGTCTCAGACAGTGCCTCAATATCAACAATTCCGTCCTGAATCGCCACCTTCATCCTCTGTGCGCCTTCAGCACCAAACAGGTCGGTGGCCATGTTGAGAGCCTCGGTCTCGCCTGTTGCGCCTCGGATCGCTCTCATGGCCTCGTACAGGCCTTCCCCAAGGTCTTGGGTGCCGGATGCCGCCATCTTTCTCATTGAGGCATTCAATCCGGGCATTACTCTGGATGCGTCAATACCCGCTCCCTCAAGCTGACCCAAAAGAGATATGGAATCGTCCAAACCGAACCCCATGTTGCGCAACACAGGACCAAACTCAACCACGCGGGACGAAAGGTCTGCTATGGGAACCCCCGTTATCTGGGCCGCTTTCGCAAACTTGTCCATAGCAAAACTGGCTTGATCGCCACTCATTCCGAACAGACCCATTGAATCGGTAACGGAATCGATGATCGGCCCCACGTCAGAGCCAGTGACACGGGCTAAATCCAGGAACTTTTTCGTGGCGTCCTCGAGGGAATCTCCGGTTATGCCAAGTTCAACATGGACGTCGCTCATAGCTTTTGCGACCACATCCCAATCCTGCGGAACACTACCTGCTATATCTTTGAACTCTTTATTAAGGGCAGCTAACTCGGCACCCGTTGCCCCGGTTGTTGCTTGGATGGTCCGCTGCGATGTTTTTATCTCGTCGCCTATTTTTACAAGGACGGCCGACATCCCCGCCACCGCTAGGCTGACTGCCATTACTGCCTTGCGTATTCTACCAAAGCCGCCTTCGGCACCCTTGGTGTCGGCATTCACAAGTATGTTGACTGAGTTGCCCGTCGTCACTTGTCTTCCTTGTTTCCCAACGAAACTATTTCCAATATTCTTATCAGGCTAACATCCTCTTCCATAAGCTGAGAAGGCAGGCATCCATACCTCTGACAGATACCGTCTACCAATTCCGCCGATACCAGTTGGAGCGGCTTCTCGACGGGATTGCCGTCCCTGTCGGTGCCGCCCCCCACAGACTTCCATTTGAGGATGTCAGCCTCTAGGCTTCCCCCACGGAGCCGACATTCTCCGCCCACGCCGTGATCATTGCTATGCAGATATTGGGGGGTAACGTCATAAACCCGTCCGCCGTTGCGGGCACTGGCTTTGCGTCCTCGTCGTGGAGATTCCACTCAAGGATTATGTCACCCCCAAATTTTTCAAATAGAGATCTGCTTTCCTCTGCACCCGGCGAGTCCCCGAGTTTCTGAAATTGCAAAAACGTGTTGATGTCTATGTCCAGCTTGGCCCGGATTTCCAGGCCGTGATAGTCGGAGTCCTCCGGGAACTGGAGTGTGGCCTCTCTCCGTTCCAGAACAAAGGGAGCTGTTGCTTTTGCTACCACCATTACGATGCAGTACCCCAAGTGGGAACGGTGCCGCTCTGAAGGTTCAGAGTTGCCGCCCATGTAAGACTGCCGTCATTGCCCCTTGAGAGGTTGTAATCGGCAACAAGGCACTCGGCTTCCAACTCTGGATAGCCTGTGGTGTTGCCGCCAACTGCCAAGGTAAATGTTCTTGTCCCTGACTTGGTTTTGAACACGTCGTGGGATTTGTTGCTTGCCTTGTCGAAAACACCGGACAAGGAAATGGAAAGGTCGCCGAGACCAATCAATCTCTCCATCGCAGACTTGGAGATGGTGGTGGAGTCCAGAAGGTTCTGGGTGTTCCCTATCTCATAACCTGTAATGTTGTCCGATATATCTCTGGGAGTTCCTCCGCTGTCGTCCACCGCTATGTAGTCACCTAATCCTGACTGTTTAGCCATAAAATTCCTCCTAAGAAATTTCTTAAAACCTTGAAAACCCGACTGCTATTTTTGCATTGGTAAATGTACCCGTTGATTGAACCCGAATATATCTGGCAACAGTTCCGCTCATCGTATTCCTTTCGGCTGTTGAAACATCAGAAGTTCCAACAGTTGAAAATGTCATAAAATCCGTCCACGATGAATTGTTTGTGCTTTCTTGAAGTTTCACAATTACGCTACCGCTACCAAGGGAGATTGCCTGTAGGTAACCTGACCCGCCACTGGATGAAGATGCAGAATTATCAACTGATGTCCCACTGGTAGCAGAGGAATGGGTATCGTCATGGGCAGTCAGCATAACGCCGAACTCTCCCCCCATACCGTTGCCGCTGAACGTACTGGTGACAGATATGGCACTCCCAGATGAGCGGCTCACGTTGTAATCTGCTTCCTTTGCAGATATGCCCACAGATGGGTCACCCACGGCAGAGCCAAGGGGGATCAACACGACCTGATCTGCTGTTGGTATTTTCCCCGAATTGCTGGTGAACGTGTCATGGATTTTGTCGGAGGCATTGTCAAAGTAGCCGTTCACAGACAGCGATCCATCGGCCAGGCCGGTGATACGACTAGCCGCCGCACTACTCAAAGCCGTGGTCTCAAGAGTCGCTTGCGAATAGCCAGCCCCACTTAGCGCGTTGGCATCCCCGGAGAGATCGTTGCCCATCACATAGAGCCTGACATTTAGTCCTGATTCTTTAGCCATAAGACACTCCTATCATGGGGTAATTGTTACCTCCCCAGCTATTTCTACAGTAAAGGGGATATCCACCGTCCGGTAGGACACGCCATTCATTTCGGTGTATCCCGTAGAGGACGATCCCACGTTGGAATCGGTGACATTTCCGGCCAGGTCTGCATCCCCACGTAGTGCTTGGGCGATGTTGACCATGGCATCCCAAACGTCCAACTCCAAGGACTCCCGGACATCCGCGGATGTCTGCATTCTAAAAAATGCGCGTATCAGGAACTCCGTGTTGGTGGTCACGTCTGTTAGGGTCATGTAGTTAACATCCCTAGACGTTATCCAAAACGCCAGCACAGGGGTGGCGGCTACACCGAGGGGTTCCCCTCTCACGACGGACACAAAAGAAGGGTCTGACACGGTGCTCAGCAGGGCATCGATCCTGTCCATGGCACCGCTCCGGCTCATGCGAAGGCCTCATGTATGGCGTCCTGCATCAGCTCCCTGACCTCCTTGGGCCCCCTGAGCAACCACTGGCGAACATTCCTGAAGAAGAAGTGTCCTTTGAACCGGGACGTTTTGTTCCTCTGGTCCACCCCCTCTACCCACCGGGCGTACACCTCGTTGCGCCCAAATCTCGCCTCCCCGGCGTCGATCTGTGCGTGCAGGCTCGACACGATGTGTCCGGCAACCCTTCCTCGGAGATGACCCGACACTCGCCCACGACCCACCCCTGTCATTTGCATCTGCACTCTCACCGCCCCCATGACGGCGATATCCAGAAGGGCGCGGTTGGCCGCTTTCACTAGCCGGGCTCCCGGATTCGTGAAGACCTTGCCTTTCATTGTGATCGTCTCTCCCGCCATCAGAAATAAACCTCCGATGTGACAGAAATGGAGCGGTATCTATCCAGACTTGAAAGGATGGCGACCGAATCAAAATCACTTGGAGGAGTGCTTGCCGAGTACGGGTACTGTAAGGGCGTGTTCGCGGAGTCCCGGTCCCGAAAGAAGACCCGGCCGAGATCGAGGCAAGCCGAGACAACGAGAGGAGGATATTCGTAGGTGCTGACATTTACGCCGCCTGAATGGGTCGCCGCCGTCGTGCCGTTAACTCCTCTTTCGACTGTCAGTGTGTTGCCACTGATTGACGTTATGTACAACTGCTCGGAGTCCACCAATATCGTCTCAGCGGGCCCGAGATCTGACGCACTCGAAACGCTCACCGATGTCGCCGTCGTAGATCCAACGGCATCAGCGGTTGTTATTATGAGGGTGTCGTTTCCATACCCCCACTCGCCAAGGATGGACAAGGTCTGCTGCCCCGCATTAAAGGCCTTGGCGGTGTCCTCGTTCAGCTTGATTCTCACCTTGGGATTCGTGTTGTAGGGCTCCAGGAAATAGTCGTTCGCATACCCCTCCGTGAGGGTCTCGCTGGTGCTCCTGTCGGTGGCGTCGTAGGACGTGATCGTCGTGGCGGATATAAGCCAAGCATCCAGCGGAACGGCGGCTTTCAGGACTTCTCCCACCCCAATGGTGCTGTAGTTTTTCATCGGGTACAGCAACTGTGGGGTGTCCCTGAGGGAACCCAACCCCATGTCAAAATAGCGGGTTTCCGTCCTAGGACCGAAGGATTGCATGCCGACGTGGTGGTCGATACGCGCCGATGCGGCTTCCACTATTCTCCTTAACACCCCGGCGTCGGAGGTCCATCCGGAGGCGTAGGTTGTGCCAGCCAAGTAGTCCCTCAGATCGTCTGTGCTTGCGTAGGTGTGCCGGGTTGCCATCTATTTGTTTTCCTCGGTCTTTTTGGCTTTGTTCTTGGGCTTGGAGGCTTGCTTGGTCTCTACCTTCTCGAAATACTCGGCATAGTCCGTCGCGTCCTTTGCAGGTACGTCGTACTCACCACCTAAAACATGCAGAACGCCCTTTAGCGTGAATGTCTTGATACATCGAACTTTCATGTGTCACCTTTGGGGAGCTAGGGGGAGAAGTCCATTAAAACTCCCCCTAGCCCCGTTCTGTCATCTATCTCTAGCTTGCGGCGGCTCTGCACATCTTGAAAGCGGCGGCGAGGGTCAATTGTCCGTCACCCCTTCTGCTCGCAAAGAATCCCACCTGATCATTCTCCATATACAACGAATCGTTACGTCGGAGAGTGAAGCCGACCCTATCGAAAATAAAATACTGCTTGAGGTCGCCGAAAAGGGCGATCCTCTCGGTTGCAGTAATAGTTGCACCAAGACCGCTGGCAGAGTCCACCATCGAGTTGGCTTTCCCCAAGATGAAGTCTGTTGGTGCGGCCGTGAGGCTGGGGATCTGGTGAACCCCTGCCGCTGTCACGGCTATGCTCGTGATCAGGGCCGCAATTGCGGACTTCATAATCCAACTTGCGTTTGCGCGGTGCTGGGCCTCAAGGGTGTAATAGATCCCGATGAGGTCTGCGGCCACGACACTGGTGGCATTTGCCATCGTGTAATCGTCAGGAACTTGGCCACTGCTAGAGGACATTATCCCGGCATATTGCGTCGTGCCGTTTCCGCTGATTATTCCCACGTCTTCAAACCTACCCGCGGCTTCCTGGAATATCTGCGAGAGCATGGTGGGGAGGTTGATGGCACTGTCGTCCAGGAGTTCTCGCGTTACCTTGATAAGACCACCAGACTTCTCAAGGGAAAACGGAATCTGAGAAACTGCCGGAGTCTGGTCGCTATAGGCCGCCTCTTCCGCTATAGCCGCCCAAGTTGCCGAGGCAAGCGAGGGGACGTAGCCGTCCTTGCTGGCTACCCTGATAACGTTGCAGAGAGGACGCAACACACTTCCGGGCACTCCCGGATCGTGTATCACTTGGTTAATAAATTCCTCCGGAACGAAAAACCCGCCCTCTACGTCAGAATCTTCTTGCATCGCTTTTGCTTCATCGGGCGTCGCATTCTTCCAGAACGCCTGCTCAGACGGTGCTTTCATCCACTTGACGAATGTGTCCTTTTGGAATCTAGCGTGTTCTTTGACGTTTGGTCCCATTTGGTCCTGCACCCACATCGGCTGGGCCATGGCTGGTAACCCTTTCACCCACGTCGCTGGCTTGTAGTCAGCCTTCATCGTGGCGGTGGTGTCCCCGGGGTTGTAGTTCTCCACGTCCCTCGATGCCACGGGCACCGTGTTCATGGGGCGGCTAAATTCGCCTTTCAAGACTTGCAAATCCGACGCGGCCTTGTCCATGGCGTCGGCGGTTTCCATCTTGGACTTTGCGTCCTCAATGATTCTGTCCATTTCGTCGATTTTGCCCTCTTCTAGGGCGTGTTCGGCTCGCTCGACGAGAGCGTTGGCCTCTTCTCTAAGTTGCCGGGACATAACGTCCTCCTTAATACTTCTTCGGCTTCTTTTTTGGTTTCTTGGCTTTTATCTCCATCTGTGCCCTAGTTAGGGACAGACGGGCGCGGGCCAGTTCCGTATCAGAGGCGGTAGCGTCCGTGTCCGGGGCGGTTTCCTCCCGCGTTGCTGGTTCAAATAATATACCGCGATGGGATCTGCAAAAACTGCGTCCCTCGCTCTCACTCCACTCCTCTCGTGGCAGATGGTAGGATGCGATTTCCCATTCGCCCGATTCTTTACCGCGACCCCACACCAACTCTATCTGCTTGCCGTCGTATTCCCCCTCCTCTATTGTCTCCGTCGTCGTCCGGAACTGATCGAAGCTTTCCGGGTCGTGCACCCGACAAGCGTGGAAGTTGGGGAAGGGCTTGGCGTCGGTCTTGAACAGGGAACCCTCGGGGTCCGGCTCTATGTGTTCCACCGTCTTGGTGACCCTCCATGATCCGGCCTCCTCGGCCTTGGCGGACAGAGTCCCGGTGTCGGGAGATGCCCCCCTGATGACCGTGGAAACCTCCACCCAATCGAGATCGTTGATGACGCGGGTCACGTCGGTGCCGCTTCTCTCCATGGACACGGCTCCCTCGGGTACGTTGAAGCCGACGCTCCATTGTCTGACGAATTGTCCGGCAATATTGGAGAAGGCGTCGCGCCCCGATTCGGTGTCCAGGTTCATTTGCATGGTGGCGTGGAGCCTGTGCTCTTCTTCGCCGATCTCCATGGGATAGGCGGTGATGACTTTTCCTACAACCTGTGATTGGTCGTGTCCGGCCAACACCGGGATCGGGAGGTTGCTTTCGATGGATCTGTCGAAGGCCGTGGGGACGATGATGTCGCCGTCCGCGTCCTTCAATCCCATCGTGTTGACGAAAGCGGTCACCACGCCCTGCGCCTCGTCAATCACTTTAACCTCGGCTTCGAAGTATTTTGTCTCCGTCGTCATACCGTCACTCCTTCGGGTTGGTAAGCCCTTGGCATCGGGCTCCAGTTCAGGGTCCCGTTCGGATGGTCGTTGATGTTTCTCGCGTCTTCTACGTGGTACACTTGCCCGTTTCTCTCGATGCAGGTTCGCCCATAGGGATCACCGGGGTCCACGTAGGTGTCCCCCTCATCCCCATCGACGTCGTCCGCCCTCATATATTCGAAACCTTGAGTGTTGAAATGGGCGAGTGATGATAGATTCTGAGACCGCATGACCTCGGTGCGGGCGATAAGTCTGGCCCTCACTTGGGTCTCGCTCAAAGTGGCCCGTATTCCGGGGAAGTTCTCCGCGGGCACCCCCCGGGCCAGTTGCTCTATGGAATATCCCCGGCGGAGGGCTGTCTCGACGGAGTTCTGCACCACCTTGCTGGTGGTGTTGTGTATCATCTTGGCGCGTGTTCCCGCCGTGGTTAGTATGCGTTGCACCGCTGGCAACTTCTCATTGAAGGCCAAGAACCCGGCGATGTTGGATTCGTTGACGTTATCGAAAGTGTCTCTGACCACATCGGTGTATATGCGGAGGAGTGAATTGGAAAGTTCTCCCTCCTCGGCGGCTGGCACCAAATCGGTCCAACCGAAGTCGAACTGCTTGGACTCCTCCGTGTTTCTCTCCATGTGTCTGCCAAGGACCCCGTCCGCCCTGTTCTGTATCCTCTTGAGGTACTTCCGGATACGAACCTCGGCGTTGTCGGTCAATCTCTCCCGGCTCTCCAGCAAGGACCTCTTCAGCCTGACGGCCCCGGAGGCAACCAGAGGGGCGGCTTTCAGGGATTGTGTGGGGCGTCCCTCTTCTATGGACAACGGCGAATCCCCGGTGAATGACGTCTCGACAACCGTGGAAGGAACCCGCCGTACCTCTCCGCCGTCCACCGCATCCTGACCTACCAAGGCTCTGGCCTCGTTCAAGGTGATGATGCCGGACCCGAACAACTGTGTGGTGCGGGAGGCTATAGAATCCTTGTCGTCCAAGAACCCACGCATGTCGGATAGATCGATCATTATCTTTTCGGCGGGATTGTCCACCAAGCAGTATTCCAGGAATCTAGCTATTCGATTGATCAGGGGCTCCAACGTCTCAGAGTGAAAGGAAAACCGGGCCTCTCTGTAGTTGGAGAATGTGGATCGCTGGAGCCCCACATTGGCACCGATAAGGATGGGAGGAACTCCAAAGACGGAGCATATCCGGCTTTCGGTGATGTTCCTGAGGTCGGTCAGGGCCATATCCTTGGGTGCCGACGACATCTGTTGATATTCGGCGTCTTCGTCCAAGATGGCCACCGAGTGGGCGTTGTTGACTCCTCCGAATGTGGACCTCCATCGGGCCCGGATTCGGGAAGCTTCCTCTTGACTTGTGAGCCGCCGCTTGACCTTGAGCAATCCGGATGGCACCCCCGCATTCTGAAAGAACACCTTGGCGAAGTCCGTCATGGACATGTCCAGATTGATGGTCCGGGACAGAACGTGCAGAGGGGACAATCCATAAACGTCCCCCGACGGATTAGGAAGGGCAAGGTGTGCCACATCCTCAGGAGGCAGTACGTATTCCTTACCGTCTATGGTGTAGGTGTAATGGTTGATACCCCGATCCTCTGGCTGTACCGCGACACGATCAGGACGCAACAGCCAAATGGCCGAGACCTCGTTGGATCGGGCCCTTTCCTTCAGTATGTATGCGTTGCCGGAGACTTGGAGGTGCGTGATCAGATTCTCTATAAAAAAAGGGAAGTCCTGATTGGGGTTTGGATGATTCAGGAGATAAGCGGCCGGACTGTTCTCCACCTCCACCACGCCACTCTCTTCCTCCACCCCGACGAAGAACCGAGCAGACGCCACCCCACTCGCCAATTCCCGGATGCAGGCGTGCACCAATTCGGATCTGCCGTATCCCTCCTTGGCGAAATTGGAATAATTGTCCTCAGGATACAGAACGGTGGATATGTCCGTCACCAAAGGGACCGATGCGGCGATGTCTGAGTCCGTGTATGCCTTGCTCCGATTAAAGGGCCAAAATGCCATATTACTTCATCCTAGGCTCCCACATACTTTTTTAAAGGAAATCAGACCGAGATGTCCTCGTCAACCGGAACAGAGTAGCAAATTACCATATGCCCACTCCGGGCCTCTGTGCGAAAGTCATGGCCAAGGCGTCGGCTTCGTCCGGTGACTTGTCCATGGTCGTCTTGCTTTCAAGGGCAATCTTCTTGTCGGACCGGATGGTGTATCGGCGGGACGCCAATTGTCCTATCAGTTCGTCATCACCCGGCACTCGGCCCGTGTTGAGAACCCAATCCCGCATGTTCCACCAAGCTTCGGCCGTCTGGTTGGAAAAGCGATCATCCCTGTCCGCTTTAGCACCCGCTATGAACCCCACCACGTGAGCCCTCATCGGCATCTCTTTTAGTCTGTCCACCACTCCCCCGCCGAGCCCGGTGTCGTCCACCACCAGAAGGTCCGCCCCCACGTCGTCGCAATACCTACCAAGCCACCCGGCGGTCTGCATCAGATCGCGTCCCTGTGTCTTGTTTACTATTTCTGCGTGGTCTCCCTGCCTGTGCACCACCACAGTCTTGTCCTTGCCAAACCTCGCCACGTCGCAGGCAACAATGATCTCTCCGTCCTTCTGCGCTTCCCGGGCCACGGATCGGCGGATCGCAGACAAGGGAAGTATGGTGTCGTCCAGTTCTTCCACAAACTCGCCGAGGATAGATCCTCTGTACATGGCCGAGTCCTCACCCCACTCCTCTTGACGCGCCTCGACATCGGCCTCCGTGATCATGCCGGGGATGTCTCCCCCCTGCAGATTCGGGGTGTCGTGTGCAGAGATGCTGATGGTCTTCCATCTGGCCCTGTCTTGATGGTGGGAGTCGTAAAAGGGACCGGACGAGACAAAAGGGTTGCCCGTCATCAGCACGGCCTCCGGGTTCAGTCTGCGTATAGCGTCTATGTCCCGGGAGGATACCGCGTGGGCCTCGGTGACTATGACCAGAAGATGGGGGCTGTGGAAACCCAACAGATTGAAGGCGTCATTGGTAGCGAACCCCAACCCAAAGGTGTTCTCGTCTATCTCAAAGCGGGAGGTCTCGTAGACCCTGCCGTCCAGGCTAAACCCGTCTATGCGGCGAGAGGATCTAAAGGCGGATCGGACCTCGTTAAACACAATGTCGTTCACCTGCCTGTGGGTCGGCCCATACACCAGCACTTTGGAGGGGCGTCTTGAGTGAAGCCACCACAGGAGGGCCCTCCCCGCGGCCCAATCCTTACCGCTTGAGTTGCAACCGACAACGGACACGCGAGAGTGGTCCTTTAGGGCCTCCACTATCTCTATCTGTTTGAGGTATGGGTGCTCCCCCAATATCTCTTCAAAAAAGAAGGAAGGGGACGATTGGAGGGCGAGACTTACGACCTCTTGGGATTGTGACCGATTCACGGGAAATTTGAGTCCTGAGTGCACATCGCATGTGACACGAACCGTATCAATCCGCCCTCGCCACATATCCGTGATCGAGGGCTCTCTGTGCCAGTTCTTCCACCGAGGCGTCCACCGGGCCATCGGGGTCCTGTATGACCTGCGGACCTCCAAAGCGTCCCCGCATCCTGAGACCCCACGTTATGGCGGTAACGTTCCCCTGCATGGCCAGATCGTACAGCTTCTCCTCGTACTTGTCGGTGCCCTGTTCTCTGGCGTCTTGGAAGGCCTCGTCAAAGGTGGGATCTTCCTGTCGCCATCTCCAAACAGTGCGTCTGTTGACCCCGGCGCGGGTCGCGGAGTAGGTCACGCTGTGCCCGTCCGCATAGTCTACCAAGAATGTGGCCATGATCAAACGCTTGTCCATGACGCCGCGGTTCATCTTTTCTTGGGTCTCGCCGTCCCGTGCCATCGCACACCTCCTGTAGAGGGAATCCTCCCGGGACACTCGGGGTGGGTCCAATTCCGGGAGGACACCCAAAAATCAGGATAGCACGAGATGGGTCCACGTGTCAAGGAGGGGGTCTCCGTGGCCCGGAGAGAGGAGAAAGAGGCGGGAGGGGGTCCTAGGGGGTCCTAATCGCCCTCCCGCCTCGGGAAAGCCGCACCCTCTGGAACATCATCCAACAAGTTCGAGGGATTCTCGGGGGTTAGAGGCACCCCGGCCCCATTTCGCCGGGTTTGCGTCCCTATGAAAACGTCCTTAACTAATGTAGGGGGGACGGCTGGATTTACCCTAGCGGCTTATTTGTCGTTGTGTAGGTCGCCGTCCTTGATTGCGTGAGCCAGAGCCTC